GAAGGTTGAGGATCGCTCAGAGCCTTGGCCCGGTGCTTGTGGTGTCTACCACCCCCTCCTGTCTGAAGCTCTTGTTAAGTTTCAGTCTGAAACGATGATGGAGACATTCCCGGCGCAGGGGCCGGTAAAGACCAAGGTAATCGGGAAAGAAACTCCTGAAAAACTGGAAGTCGCCAAGCGTGTAAAGGATGACATGAACTACCAGCTCACAGAGAAGATGGTAGAGTATCGCCCCGAGCATGAGCGCATGCTCTGGGGTCTTGGCCTCTCTGGTAATGCCTTCAAGAAGGTGTACTTCGACCCTAGCCTGAATCGTCAGACTTCGACTTACGTGCCAGCGGAAGACGTTGTGGTGCCATACGGCGCGTCTAATATCGAGACAGCCGAGCGTGTAACTCACGTTATGCGCAAAACTGCTAATGAAATCAAAAAGTTACAGAGCGCTGGCTTCTATCGTGACATAGAGCTGGATGAACCGGGCGATACATTAGATGATATAGAGAAGTCGATTGCAGAGAAGATGGGCTTCAGTGCGACATCTGATGACCGCCATAAGATTCTCGAAATGCACGTTGACTTGGATCTTCCCGGTTACGAGGACGAGGATGAAGACGGCAAGGCTACAGGTATTGCGTTACCGTACGTGGTTACTATTGAGAAGCATTCGGAGACTATTCTCGCGATCCGTCGTAACTGGAATCAAGAGGATGAGAGCAAGCAGAAGCGGAACCATTTTGTTCATTATAGTTATGTACCCGGTTTTGGCTTCTATGCTTTCGGTCTTATTCATCTTGTTGGTGCTTTCGCTAAGTCCGGCACCGCAATCATTAGACAACTTGTTGATGCGGGAACCCTCTCCAACCTCCCCGGAGGATTCAAAACCAAAGGATTACGAGTTAAAGGAGATGACACCCCGATCTCCCCAGCGGAGTTTCGTGATGTAGACGTAGCTTCGGGCACAATCAAAGACAACATCATGACGCTCCCATATAAAGAGCCGTCAATGGTTCTGTCTCAGTTGCTCGACAAGATCGTAGAAGAAGGCCGTCGCTTCGCTTCTGCGGCTGACATGAAGATCTCTGACATGTCTGGTCAGGCTCCTGTTGGTACTACTCTGGCAATCCTTGAGCGCACGCTCAAGATCATGTCTGCGGTACAGGCACGCATCCATTACTCAATGAAGCAGGAACTTAAACTCCTGAAAGGCGTCATTCGTGACTATGCCGACGATGAGTATACGTACGAGCCAAGCACAGGCGAGGCTATGGACCGTGGCGCTGACTACGATCAGGTTGAAGTTATCCCTGTTTCTGACCCAAATGCGGCCACAATGGCGCAAAAAGTCGTTCAGTACCAAGCAGTTTTGCAAATGGCGCAGTCTGCACCTCAGCTTTATGACATGCCGTTCTTACACCGGCAGATGTTAGAAGTTTTAGGAATAAAGAACGCTGAAAAGCTCGTTCCAATGGAAGACGACCAGAAGCCAACCGACCCAGTGACAGAAAACATGAATATGTTGCAGGGCAAGCCGGTCAAGGCGTTCTTGTATCAGGATCATGAGGCGCATATCGCTGTGCATATGGCGGCAGCCCAAGATCCGAAGATGATGGGTATGCTTCAGCAAAGCCCTATGGCTAAGACTATCGGCGCAGCTTTCCAAGAGCATTTGGCCCAACACTTGGCAATGGCGTACAGAAAACAGATCGAAGACGCTGCTGGTGTGCCTTACCCAACGCCAGAGGACAAGATGGACGAGAACACAGAGCTGGAGATTTCGCGTCTCGCAGCCGCTGCAGCCCAACAAGTCCTTGGCAAGAATCAGGCGGAGCAAGCCGCTCAACAAGCGCAACAGGCTCAGCAAGACCCAATTGTCCAGATGCAACAGGCAGAACTGCAGATCAAGCAGCAGGAAGCTCAGCTCAAGGCTCAGAAGATGCAGATCGATGCAGCCGAGAAAGCCGACCGTCTGGAGCTGGAAAGAGAGCGTATCGCCTCCCAAGAACGTACCGCTGGTATGCAAGTCGGAGCAAAAATCGCTTCCGAGAAAGACAAGTTATCTGCTCAACAGCAGAAAGATGGGCTGGAGATGGGCATCAATATCGCCCGTGAAGCAGCTCAAGAGGACCGCGCTATGCGGCAACAACAAACTCAGCAGCCTCAAGGTGAAGAATGAGTACAGACCTACTGAAGTACCTCGCGGACAAAATCAACGAGGAAAGAGAAATTATTGTGGAGGATCTTGCAGCCGGTAAGGCTCCCGATCACGCCCAATATAAGCACGCCACTGGCGTAATTCGCGGCCTTATGATCGCAAACAACCTCGTGCTGGAGACGGCACAACGCATGGAGAACGACGATGACTGAAATCCTAATCGGCACAAACCCCGATAATCCGGATGAAGCAACAGAACTACCGGAAACACCGGAGCAAAAAGCAAAACAATTACCTGATCCTTCAGGGTATCGCATCCTTTGTGGTGTGCCTGATATCGAAGAAACGTATGGCGATAGCGGTTTAATTAAATCCGCTCAGACTATGCATAACGAAGAGCTACTGACTACTACATTATTTGTATTAAAGCTCGGTCCTGATTGTTATAAGGACGAAACCCGGTTCCCTAGCGGACCTTGGTGTAAAGAAGGCGACTTTATTCTAGTTCGCCCACACGCCGGTACACGGGTGAAGATTCATGGTCGTGAGTTCCGGATCATCAATGATGATGCGGTTGAGGCGGTTGTTGAAGACCCACGTGGAATATCCAGAGCCTAAAGGAGGCACATATGAACGCTGAAGCGCAAAAAGCTGAAGACGACTTTGAGTTTGAAGTAGAGGAAGAGCAGCAAGAGGAGGCCGTGGCGGAAGAAGTCGAGGCTGATGATGATGCTGAACTAGAGATTGAAGATGACACGCCGGAGGAAGACCGTGGCCATTCACCCATGCCGAAGGAAATCGTTGAAGAACTGGAAGCTGATGAGTTAGAAGACTACTCAGATAAGGTTAAGCAACGCCTGAAGCAGATGAAGAAGGTGTGGCATGACGAGCGCCGTGAAAAAGAACGTGCAATGCGTGAGCAGCAAGAAGCTATCCGCATGGCGCAGAAGGCGCTTGAAGAAAACAAGAAGTTGAAAGCTAATCTGTCTCATGGCGAGCAGACACTGGCCGAGACTTACAAACGGGAAGCAGAACTTGAAGTCGCTGCCGCAGAACGTGCTTATAAAGAAGCACATGAGAGTGGCGATTCTGATGCACTTATTGAAGCGCAGAAGAAATTTAATTCAGCGACATATAAACTTCAACAAGCTCAAACATTTAAACCTCGTTCTTTACAAGAGAATGAAGTTGCGGTACAAACTGAATCTGAGCAGGTCAACGTGCCAGCCCCAGACGCCAAAACGGCTGCGTGGCAAGAACAAAACACATGGTTCGGCACAGACCAAGAGATGACAGCCCTCGCACTAGGCTTACACCAAAAGTTAGAGCGGGAGCACGGTGCTCAATTTATTGGCACCGATGAATACTGGCAAAGCATTGACAACACAATGCAGCGTCGGTTTCCGGAGTATTTCGGAGAAGAAACGACTGGTGGGGGCGGCAGGCCCACCAAGAGCGCAGAGAAGAAGCCAGCCACGGTAGTTGCTCCGGCATCCCGTAGCAGGTCTCCAAAAAAGATCGTGCTAAAAAGATCGCAAGTTGAAATTGCGAGAAAACTGGGATTGACCCCTGAGCAGTACGCTCGGGAACTGAAGAAGATGGGGAACTAATCATGGCTACACAAGAGAAAGCTACTTCTGATAACAGACTTGCACGCGAACTGGAAACAAGAGCTACATCGGAACGTCCGAAGGCATGGCAACCTGCCTCTGTATTACCAGAGCCAGATAAGCAGCCGGGTTATGCGTACCGCTGGGTTCGGGTATCTCAGATGAATCAGGCCGATCCACGCAATATTTCATCAAAAATGCGTCAGGGTTGGGAGCCGGTTCGGATTGAGGAGCAGCCCCAGTTCAGAATGTTCGTGGATACCGATAGTCGTTATAAAGACAATATCGAAGTCCAAGGACTTTTACTCTGCAAGATACCAAATGAGTTTGTGGAACAGCGTGAACAGTATTACGCAGGTAAGAACCAAGCTCAGATGGAATCAGTAGATAACAACTTTATGCGTGAGAATGATCCTCGGATGCCCTTATTTTCGGATAGGAAATCCAAGACATCATTCGGGAAAGGCAATTAAATTTTTTAGGAGAATGAGCAATGGCTACTACAGCAGCTCCATATGGCCTGAAGCCGGTAAAACGCGCTGACGGTATGCCCTATGCAGGGGCGACTTCTACCTATCTGATTGATCCTGCTGGTGAAGCTACTAACATTTTTAATGGTCAAGTAGTTACTATCGGGGCGGATGGGTATATTGCATTAGCAACTGGCTCAGGTGCAGACCTGACTACTAACAACCTAGGCGGTAACACTATTGGTGCTATCGGCGTATTCGTTGGTTGTGAGTATGTTAATGCTCAAGGTCAAGTTATTCACAGTCAGTATTATCCTTCTGGAACTACTGGTACTGTGAAGGCTTACGTTGTTGACGATCCAAACGTATTGTTCCAAGCTCAGTTGGATGGTACTGGCGCTCAAACTATTATTGGTGCTACTACTACCTTCGCGGCAGTTCAATCAACGTCTACTGGTTCTACTACAACTGGTAACTCAACTTCAGCGTTGGACGCTACAGTAGCTACTACTGCTAAGCCGTTCAAAATTGTGGCTCACGTGTCTGATCCTAGCGACGCTTACCCAGATGTACTGGTTAAGATCGTTACTGATGCACACATGATGACCATGAGCACTGGTGTATAAGGAGTAATACAACATGGCAATTTCACGCGCCCAGCTCCTTAAAGAGCTACTTCCCGGCCTGAACGCATTGTTCGGCTTGGAATATCAAAAGTATGGTGAGCAGCATAAAGAAATCTTTGAAGCAGAGACTTCTGAGCGCTCATTTGAAGAAGAAACCAAGTTGTCAGGATTTGGAACTGCTCCTGTGAAGGAAGAAGGTTCTTCAATCTCTTATGACAACGCACAAGAAGCATGGACTTCGCGTTACACACACGAAACTATTGCTCTTGGATTCTCAATCACTGAAGAAGCGGTTGAAGATAACCTGTATGACTCATTGTCATCTCGTTATACCAAGGCATTGGCTCGTGCGATGGCGTACACGAAGCAAACCAAGGCTGCTGCTGTTCTGAACAACGGCTTCAACTCTAGCTACACTGGTGGCGACGGTGTTGAGCTGTTCTCTACAGCGCACCCACTTGTTTCTGGTGGCACTAACTCTAACGAGCCTTCAACTGCGGCTGACCTTAACGAAACTTCTTTGGAAGCGGCTGTTATTCAGATTGCAGCTTGGACTGACGAGCGTGGACTGCTTATTGCAGCTAAGCCACGTAAGCTCATCATTCCACCTGCGTTGCAGTTCGTAGCAACTCGTTTGTTAGAAACAGAAGGCCGTGTCGGTACTGCCGATAACGACATCAACGCAATCATGAACAACGGTGTTGTTCCTGAAGGCTACACAGTCAACAACTTCTTGACTGATGATGACGCATGGTTCTTGACTACTGACGTACCTAACGGTCTCAAGCACTTCACACGTGCTGCGATGACTACAGGCATGGACGGCGATTTCGATACTGGTAACGTACGTTACAAGGCTCGTGAGCGTTACAGCTTCGGCTGGTCAGATCCACTGGGAATCTTCGGATCTCCGGGTGCTGCATAAGTAGCTTAAAAGCTACTGCTAGAGGGGACCTTCGGGTCCCCTTTTTATTTGACTCAATCTTTTACCTGTGCTTTAGTAAGCGTAACTAGGAAATGGGTGCGTCGGACTGACCTAGCAGACGACATGCAGACAGGCGCACTAAACTCGCATGTGAGGACATCGCAATGGCATCAACTACCTTTTCAGGTCCAGTCACCTCTACGAACGGCTTCGTCGGTGATATTAAAGTTCCAACTTATACCGTAGCTTCTGCTCCATCAGCTTCTGACGCTGGTGCTGGCACGCTTATCTACGTTTCTAACGGTGCGGCAGGTTCAGCAATTCTCGCTTTCTCTGACGGTACTAACTGGAAGCGTTCAGATACTGGCGCAACTATCGCAGCAGCGTAAGCGGGGGTGACTTATGAGTCGTTTTAAGCCAGCCTCTGCTGAAGAACTAGCTGCTCGCGGGCTAAACCCTGACGGCACTCCTATGAAAAAGGAAGAGCCTAAGAAGCCAGCAGCCAAAAAGTCAGCGGCTAAGAAGGAAACTAAGTAATGCACTCTGATGGTAAGACTACTACCGTAACCGCCTCTGGTGCGGTATTTGGTGGTCCTGCTCGGATTATGGGTATCTACTATGTCGCCAGCGGAACCGCTGGTAGCGTAGTTATTAAAGACGGCGGAGCCAGTGGCACCGCTGTTATTACTGTAGCTACCCCTGCGTCTGCCACCGCTACGAGTTACGTAGATTTGTCAGCCGCACCAGTCCGTTGTGAGACCAGTGCTTATGCCACTATTGCCAATGTGACTTCGGTTACAGTGCTGTATGCGTAGGTTATGTAATGCGTGCGTATTACAAGAAAGGCGGTAAGACCGCCGCGTGGCAGCGCAAAGAAGGTAAAAGTGAGTCTGGTGGGCTGAACGCTAAAGGCGTCGCTAGCTATCGGAAACAGAACCCCGGTAGCAAGTTAAAGACGGCTGTAACTACTAAGCCCAGCAAACTCAAGAAAGGATCGAAGGCCGCGAAACGTCGCGCTTCTTTCTGTGCGCGTATGTCTGGTATGAAGAAAAGACTTACCAGTGCAAAGACAGCAAACGATCCGAATAGCCGTATTAACAAAAGTTTACGTAAGTGGAATTGCTAATGGCGACTAGAGCTAGAAAGTTACAGGAAGTTACGGTGTCATTGGAGGACAAAGAACTACAGGCTAAAGATGTGCTTCTTTTATTAGAGTCACACGAGAAAGAGTGTAGTTCTAGGTATGAGCGCATTGAAGAGAAGCTGACCGACCAGAAGGCTTTTCTTGAAAAATTGGATCTACGTATGTGGGGCTTAGCCGTACTTATTGTAGGCGTTGCCGTAGCAGAGAGGTTTATGTAATGGCTAGAAAAACTAGAGACGAAGGTGGATACGCCGGGTTGCCTTTGTCAATGACAGAACGGGCGAGACCTTCTCCAAGTCTGGGTAGAAAGGTTAAAGAAAATAGAACACCTAAAACAAAAGAAGAAAGAGCGGGGGGCAAAAACCCCACAGATGAGGAAAAACTTCAAGCTCGTTTTCTTGAACAAGATCGAAAAAAGTTTGAAAAGAGGACCCAAGAAAAAATGGGGTCTTTTAAGAAAGGCGGCAAAGTTCGTAAGATTGATGGTATCGCCCAGCGCGGTAAAACAAAAGGACGTATGATATGAAAATGTGTGCAGGGTGTAAGTCACCAGCTAAATGTAAAGCGGCTGGCAAGTGTTTAGCTAAAGACACTATGAAAGCCAAAATGGGCGGCAAGATGAAAGGCTACGCACCGGGCGGTAAAATAACCGATAAAATGACTAGAGATGAGTTTGTAAAGAAATTTAGTGAGAAACCTGAAGCTCCAGATTTGTCTAAAATCCGCAAAGCGGTTACTAAAAAAGCTAGAGGCGGTAGGATCGACGGTTGCGCTATGCGCGGCAAAACTCGCGGTCAAATGCGGTAATGCGTAGCTACTATAAGAAGGGTGGATCTGTTAAAGACGCTTGTTACCACAAGGTAAAGGCGCAGTATAAGGTCTTCCCTTCTGCTTATGCTTCAGGTGCTATCGCCAAATGTAGAAAGAAGCGAGCTGGTAAAAAGTAATGGCCGTTCGCAAGACTGCAAAAGGTGCAGCACTGAAACGCTGGTTCAAAGAGGACTGGAAAGATGTTCGTACTGGGAAAGCATGTGGACGCGACAAAGGTGAAAAACGCGGTACGCCGTATTGTAGACCGAGTAAAAGAGTCTCTAGCAAAACTCCGAAAACGTCTGGTGAAATGACGGCGGCGGAGAAGAAAAAGCGTATAGCGCAGAAGAAGCGCCTAGGACAACCAGCAGGTAAGCCGCGTAGAGTGGCCCCGCTTAAAAGGAAGAAGAAGTAATGGCAACGTCAGGAACAGCAGCCTTTGACCTAGACCTGAACAACCTCGTTGAAGAGGCGTTTGAACGTTGCGGCGTAGAACTTCGCACGGGCTATGACATGCGTACGGCTCGCCGTAGCCTTAACCTTCTGTCCATCGAATGGGCGAATCGTGGTATTAACCTGTGGACTATTGAAGAAGGCTCCATTGCCTTAACTGACGGTACAGGAACTTACAATTTACCCGCTGATACGATTGACTTACTTGACCATGTAATACGTACAGGAACTGGTACATCTCAGTCAGACCTTAGTATGACGCGAATTAGTGTATCTACCTACGCTAGTATCCCTAACAAGAATGTAGAAGGGCGTCCGATCCAAGTATGGATTGACCGCCAAGCGGATGTGCCGCAAATCAACGTGTGGCCAGTCCCTGATGGCAGCTATACATTTACTTATTGGCGTATGCGCCGTATTCAGGACGCGGGTAACGGTGTAAACAACCAAGACATCCCGTTCCGTATGCTTCCATGTTTGGTCGCTGGATTGGCGTATTACTTGTCTCTAAAGATCCCAGAGGCTATGAACCGTATCGAGATGCTCAAGGCATCATATGAAGAACAGTGGACTTTGGCTTCTGCGGAGGATAGAGAGAAAGCCTCGTTGAGGTTGGCTCCACGTGAGTTCTTCTACTAAGGAGCAGATATGGCATTTGCTGCCGGTAAAAGAGCATTAGGAGTATGTGACCGTTGTGGGTTTCAGTACGAACTGAAAAAGCTGAAGCCACTGACGATCAAGACTAAGCAGGTAAATATACTGGTTTGTCCTACGTGTTGGGAGCCAGATCAGCCGCAGTTGCAGTTGGGTATGTATGTTATTGAAGACCCACAGGCGCTACGGAATCCTAGACCTGACAATAGCTATGCTGAGTCTAGGGAGATACAATGGGGCTGGAACCCTGTTGGGCTATCAAACCCCTATAATATCAGTGGGTTACCGAATAAACTTGTAGCTACTACTGCAGTAGGTACAGTAACAGTGACTTCGTAGGAGATATTGTGAACTACACTACGCTGTTTGAAACAATCAAAGGGTACGTTGAGAACGACTTCCCTAACACTACGTGGACCACTACCACGGGTACTTCTGCGGATTTCACTGGTAAAGAGCAGCTCGATACATTTATCAAGCAAGCAGAACAGCGGATTTACAACGGGGTACAGATTCTTGATCTTCGCAAGAACGTTACTGGTTCGGTTACTACCAGCAATAAGTATGTCACTCTGCCTAGTGATTGGTTGGCAACTTATTCATTGGCTGTCGTAGACGGCGCTGGGGCGTACAGCTACCTGTTGAACAAGGATGTGAACTTTATCCGTGAGGCGTTTCCTACGCCAACAGATACTGGGTTGCCCTCTCATTACGCGACTTTCGATAAAAACTCCCTGATTGTTGGGCCCACCCCTGACAGCACATATACAGTGGAGCTTCACTATTTTTATTATCCAGAGACAATTGTTACCGCCACTAATACTTGGCTTGGCGATAACTTTGATTCTGTATTGCTTTATGGTGCTTTGTTAGAGGCGTACACTTTCATGAAAGGTGAGCAAGACGTTATAGCACAGTACCAAAAACGGTATGACGAAGCGCTCCTACAGCTTAAAATGCAGGCTGAAGGTAAGAATCGTCAGGATATGTACAGAACTGCTCAAGCTAGATACCCGGTAAGGTAAAGGAGTAAACAATGGCAATTACGCAGACTTTATGCAACTCGTTTAAGAATGAAATCTTGAACGGCACGCACGATGTGGTTAATGACACCTTAAAGATGGCGTTAATCATTCCAAGTATGGCGGGCACTTATGACGCTGACACAACTAATTATTCTGATGTGACAGGCAATAGTGATGAGGTTTCTTCTTCAGGAACTAACTACACGACTGGTGGAGCAACGTTAGCTAACGTTTCCGTTACTACAGACAACACTAACGATGTGGCGTATGTAGATTTCGATGACGTTGTGTTTAGCAATGTAGACCTAGACGCACGTGGCGCGATTATCTACAACTCATCTCAAGCGAATAAGGCTGTTGCTTTGTTGGATTTTGGTGAGACTAAGACGGCGACTGATGGTGACTTCACTGTTGTTATACCTGCTGCGGCTTATAACACGGCAATTATTAGGATCGCGTAATGGCTATCGTCGTTAAAGATCGAGTTAAAGAAAGCACGACTACTACTGGTACAGGAACTATCACCTTGGCTGGG